TATCTTGATAAAATTTATCCACAGCTCGATAGAGACAGCAGACTTCGTACAGGTTTCAACCTTCACGGAACAACCAGTGGTAGATTGAGCAGTAGTGGTAAAATGAATATGCAACAAATACCGAGAGACAATCCAATCGTAAAAGGATGTATCAAAGCTGCACCAGGCAACAAAATAGTTGCAATGGACTTAACAACAGCAGAAGTATATTGTGCAGCCGTACTTGCAAACGACAAGAATCTTATGAATGTATTTAAGTCTGGAGGTAACTTTCACTCCAACATCGCAAAGATAGTATTTGACTTACCTTGCGAAGTTGATGAAGTTGCTACTCAATATAGTACACAGAGACAAATGGCAAAAGCTGTTACCTTTGGTATTATGTATGGAGCTGGACCGAAGAAGATTAGTGAACAAGTCACAAAAGACTCAGGTACTTATTTTAGTATGAGTGAAGCAAGTGGTGTTATCAAAGATTACTTTGAACAGTTCTCTGGACTCAAGAAGTGGTTAGACAATCAGAAGCAGTTTATACAAGACAATGGATTTATTTATAGCCATTTCGGAAGAAAGAGACGACTACCTAATGTATTCTCTACAGATAAAGGAATTGCTTCTCATGAAGTAAGGTCAGGAATCAACTTTCTGGTACAGTCAATTGCTTCCGATGTCAATCTTCTTGGTGCTATAGATACCCACAATGAAATTATCAAACGAAATAAGACGAAAGATATGAGAATCTTTGCTCTGGTTCATGACTCGATTCTTGCAGAAGTGAAAGAAGAAGATGTTGATGAATATATGGAAATTGTAAAATCTTGTATCGAAAAAGACCGAGGTATCTCAATACCAGGTTGTCCGATTGGTTGTGACTTTGACGTTGATGAAGATTACTCTTTAGGGAAGTTTAAAGCTAAATATGAATCTGAGTGATGTTGAGTTTCCAGTCTATGTAATACACACAGACGAAGTACAAAAATTAGATGGCATATTGTGGTGTGAAGGAGCAGTGGTAGACGATACTAATGTTTCTGGCTACACAATAGGTCAACGCAGATTAAATACACCACATAAAAATTTATATGAGTTAAGACATATGATAGATAACTTTGTGGACTTATCAAGGCATAGAAGGAAGTTCTTTGTAGACTCAAATGGAAAATTTTTTCGCTATGAGAAAAGTACAACAGCGAACCTGTACTACCGAAGAATAACAAAAGTAATAGAAAAAGATATAATGACATTGATATATGTAGAGAATGTACCTTTTCCTTTTGAACTAAAAAGACCTCCCGAGCCAACACAGAAATACGCAGGAGTTCTGTACATAAAAGATATACCATCTTACTTGTATGAACTCTCAGAAACAAAGAAAAAAGATACTTGGAGAAAAGTATGAAAATAAAAATAGAAATAGATACTGATAACGAGCAAGACCTCGCAACAGTACAAGAATTATTAGAATTATTAAGGGGTTTAGAATGAATTTATGGAGATTATGGGCAAAATCATTAGGGGAGAAAGTAGGATATGACAGGGAAGCGGATTTTGTGGCTATCCTTAGGAGTTTTATTGTGCTACTTAACCTTGTTGCTTGTTGCTTTATCATAGCAAACGTAATCAGACACTGGGACGATAATGGACAAGGTGAAGTAGTAACTTTAAAATGCTATTATACTTACCATGGTATAGAACATTGTGTGACAGAAGAAGAGCTCAATGAAAGCAGTCCTCAGTAACAGGATATTCATAGAAGTAAGTGCAACTTATCAGGCAAAGCTTGACGAAGAACTTACCTATAGTATACCACCAAGACGTCCGACAGACCCACCTATCGTTATAAAGAATATGGGCATAATCCGAGCAGGTTTAGTTACTATACCTATCGGAAGAACGGATTTGATACCAAATGACTACGAGATAGTTGATAAGCGGAATGACGTGCCAATCAAAGGTTATGACTTTAAGTTTACTTTACGTGATTCGCAGCAGTCGGTATATGACGACATTCAAGGCAGTGCTATAATTAACGCTTGGGTCAGTTGGGGAAAGACATTTACTGCGTTAGCAATCGCAAATAAGCTAAAACAGAAAACGCTTATTGTTACTCATACTGTAGCGCTAAGGTCGCAGTGGGAAAAAGAGTGTAAGAAAGTCTTCGGGGTCTCGGCGGGTGTGATAGGTTCGGGTAGATTTGAAATGGATAAGGATATTGTCATTGGAAATGTGCAAACTTTGTATCGAAATCAGGATAAAATCGCAAAAGAGTTCGGTACTATTATTCTCGATGAAATGCACCATGTAAGCAGTCCAACTTTTACACGCATTATCGACTCTAACAGGGCTCGTCATAAGATCGGTCTGACAGGGACAATGCAACGTAAGGACGGAAGACATGTTGTATTTCGAGACTACTTCTCAAACACAGTATATAAACCACCAAAAGAAAACTATTTGACACCACGCGTAGAAATAGTTAGAAGTGGTATTCGTTTCATGGATGGAGCGAACATTGCGTGGGCAACTCGAATCAACGAATTAGCGTATGATTGGGAGTACCAAAACATATGTGCAGTACTGGCTGCAGGTTACGCTGCGAAAGGCCATAAGGTCTTAGTAGTAAGTGACAGAGTTGACTTTCTGAAGAGAAGCTCAGCACTAGTAGGAGATAACGCAATTTGCGTTACAGGAGACGTTCCTCACGAAGAGAGAGGCGAGATGATTAAAGAAATATTTACTACAAAAGATATACTCTTTGGAACACAAAGTATATTTTCAGAAGGTATTTCAGTAGATTGTCTTAGCTGTCTGATTTTAGGAACACCAATAAACAACGAGCCTCTACTGACACAGTTAATTGGTAGAGTTATAAGATTAGACGAAGGTAAACCTCAACCAGTTATTGTGGACATACACCTTGAAGGTCGCACAGCCAGAAAGCAGGCAGGTGCGAGAATGGGTTATTACATGAAACAAGGGTACGAAGTTTCCTACTTATAGGACTGAAAAATAGTTCTTGACAAAAGGTTAGATTTTTGATATAATATGTTATTCTATAATTGGAAAAAGATAAAAAAAGAAAGCAATGGAAGTGTTAATGATATTTTAACAATACTCCATATACTTACTTATAAACTGCCTCCAGTTAATAGGCACGACAGAATATTCAAGTTCTGGCAAAAGAGTTTTCATGGGCATAGTTTCCTTGTTAACCCTGAGCCGTTGTTTATTCAAAGAAGGAGATACTCGGATAGCGAGATTGCACAGTACGCAGGTATCGCGTCACTACGCAACTATTACGAGTATCAAAAAACGAAAGATACCACTCTAGACCTTCTATACTTTACAGGCAAGAAGGACATAATAGAAAGCAACAGATTACTTTGGATTGAAGAGGATAGAATTCACTTCAAGTTTGAAGAAATCAATAAAGGAGAAATGAAATGGCAATAAGTTTTAATCAAGCCAAGGGCGAAGCCCAAAAGAACAAAATCGATAGCTACCAATATGTAGAAGGCGATAATAAAATAAGAATGGTCGGTGACATGTTACCAAGATATGTATACTGGCTAAAAGGTGAAAACGGAAAGAATTTACCTTTCGAGTGTTTGTCATTCGACAGAAACACTGAAGCATTTACCAATGTAGAGAAAGATTGGGTAAGAGAATATCATCCAGAGCTTAAATGCGGATGGTCTTATGCAATCCAATGTATTCATGATGGTAAAGTCAAAGTCTTAAATCTTAAGAAGAAACTACTGGAACAAGTAATGGTAGCCGCGGAAGACCTCGGAGACCCAACTGACCCTGAAACAGGGTGGGACGTATGCTTCAAAAGAGTTAAAACAGGACCGATGGCTTACAATGTTGAGTACCAACTACAGGCATTAAAATGCAAACCAAGAGCTTTAACTGAAGACGAACAAGAATTAGTTAAAGACCTTAAGTCTATGGATGAAATCTTAACAAGACCAACTCCAGACGCACAGAAAGAGCTTCTCGATAGATTAAGAGAAGGGGCAGATAATTCAACTCCTGATGAATCAATCAGTGATGAGTTTGATATTAGTTAAGGAATAATATGCAACATTTTTATAGTATAATGAAAACGGTGTTGGTCGATAGAGCAACAGATATTAACGGAAGGTCAGACAGANNGTCAATAAAGACAACGAGTTTGTAGAAGTTTCAGTTACTGAACACTATGACCCGTTAAAGCACGATTATACAGTAATCTACTTCTATCCGAAAGATTTTACGTTTATATGCCCGACTGAAATAGCGGGCATGGACGTCTTGGTAGAAGAGGCAAATGTAATCGGTATTAGTGGAGACAATGAGTTCTGTAAGTTAGCTTGGAAGAAAGATAACGAACTGATTGGAAACAT